ATAAAGATAAGCTCGTTTCTTCTGATTTTGGAGGGTATACAATCAGAAAACGTTTATTTCTTCAATTTGCCAAAAATCCAGAAGAAATTGGAATTCCAAAACAAACACATTCAAAAAATGGAGTTTTTCTAAATAAATGGAAACCAGTCAGAGAAATTATTGATACTACAAATTATGGTAAATCTATTTTTAAAAGAAAGAAACCATTAGTTTGGAAAACTCACAGAAATATTTTCAAAGGTTTGGAAAAACATTATTCTAGTGATGGAGTTAGTTTTGGTTTTACATACTATGGGAATTCTTCAACTATTGATCTTTCTGGATCTTGCCCAACTTTGACCACTAAAGATCGAATAGCTATTGTGTCAACGAAAGCACATTGTATAAATCAAGCATATGGAAATCCAACAGCAAAATCATTAAATGAACCTTTTTACACACTTACTGGATCCGCAAAAGGTGAATTAATTTCTAGTAAGAAATTAGGTTTCATGATAAATCCACAATATGGTGGTTCTAGTAAATCTGTTGATGATCCTTGTTGTACTTTGATTGCCAGACAAGATAAAGCACCTTTGGGTGTTTCATTTGTGGACTCTATTGACTTTCTCAATGTTGTAGAAAAACAAAAGCTTTGTGTTAATTACATGGTTGATGAACCAATTTCTTTTAGAAATGGAGTTTTGACATATATCTATTCTTCATTGGATGATGAATATTTGACGAAAATCAAAGATTTTATGTATGACAATAATTTGATTGACATTCTTCATCGAACATTAACTATTGAAGAAATGCTTCAAATTCAAGGTTTTCCTAAAAATTACATTTTGTTTGGAACTCAAACACAACAGAAAAAATATATTGGAAACTCAGTTGAAATAAATGTTGGAATTGCTTTGATTAAAAGCATTGATGAAGCAATTCAATCTAATTATTTAAATAAATATAAAGTAGCATAATCATGAAAAAAATACTTTTATTCCTACTTCTAATAGCTTTTAACAGCTATTCCCAAAAAGTAGACAAAGTTGCGCATTTTGGCGTTGGTTACGTTGTAGGAGCAACAACAAGCGCATTCACCTCCAAACAGAAACCATTGGTTTGCATATCAATTGGAGTTTGTTCTGGATTTGTAGTTGGAACTGCAAAAGAAATCTATGATTGCCTGGACTACGGGAAGTTTAATTTCAAGGATCTTGGAGCAACTGTTCTTGGAAGTGGGCTTGGTAGTGTGACAATCAGAATAGCAATTAAATAATACTTGAAATTATGGAAAATAAAAATCAAAAAGAAACACTTGGTTCTGAAGTTGATAGACTCTTTTTTGCATCAAAAAAATTGAGAAATGCTATTCTTAATATTTGTTTGTCTGTTGAAGATGTTCAGAATATTGGAACGTTTGTTTCACCTAGTTATATTCCAGTTAAAAATAATTTTGGTTGTATGGATGAAGATTTACAACCGATTGAATGTGAAAAGCATCGAGGTTGCTTTGAATGTCCAAATCACATGGATTTTAAGTCAAAATCAGAATATTTCAAACCATCTTTTATAAATATACTAAAGATGAAAAAAAGAGGTCTGAAGAATTTAAATAAACGAAGAAGATGAGTTTGAAACGAGAATATGATTTGATTGATTTAGCGATTTCTAAAGGCGCAAAATTGGTAGCTAATTTTTCTGGAGGTAAAGATGGACAAGCTATGATTTATCACTTAATTAAAAAAGGTTATTCAATAGAATCAATTTTACATATGGATTTAGGAAGAGCTGAATGGAAAGAATCTTTAATCATGTGCAAAAAAATTAAAAATGAAACTGGAATCCCTCTAAATGTTAGAAGACGAAAGGATGGACTAGATTTAGTTGATTATATGAAGCGAAGATTAATAAAATTGAAAGGTACTGGAAATCCTTTTTGGCCAAGTTCAGAAGCAAGATATTGTACAAGTGATTTAAAAAGATCCGTCGCAAATGTTTTTTATACAGAAATGGGTGATTCATTGATTATTTCATGTGAAGGAATACGTGCAGATGAATCTCCAAGAAGAGCAAAGAAAAAACCATTAACAATTAGATCAGGTTCTTCAACTTTTTATAAAAAAATGACAGTTAAACAAGCTTTGGAAAATTTTAATCCTAAGTATAAATTAAAATTAAATTTTTATCCAATTTTCAAGCATACTATAAAAGATGTGTTTGCTGAAGGTGGAAATACAGTTGAACAATTGAATCAATTTAGACTTGAATATAAAAAAACGAAAGTTGTTAATCCTAAATGGAATTTTTCACCTGTTTATGTTTATGGAAATAATAGAGTTAGTTGTGTAATATGTATTTTATCTGATGAAAATGATATTTCGAATGGAGTAGAACATTATCCAGAATTATTAAATGAATATATAGAAATGCAAGATGAAGGTAATTGTACATTCAGGGTTAATTTAGATCTAAAAAAGTTTTTGATTTGATTTTTAGAAAACATTTATATCTTTCAAGAAAAAAAAAATGAAAAAATCACTAGTTTACATTGCGCTTGGATCATTAATTTTTTCATGCGCTTCTAAAAATGAAAATTCTCAGTACAAAGAGAATTTCGAAAAGCTTTTAAAATCTGAAAAGATTCAAGTACAAAGTATTGCTGAAAAAAAGATTTTCAATTTAACTGAACGTAAAAAAGCTGAAATTCTGTGTATTGAGAATCAACAGTTGCTAATTGATAATATGGCAACTTATGAAGAAAAGGTTCGTTTGGAAAACAAAATCGGGATTTATGATTATGAAGGAAGGGAAACTTTTCAATTTCAATTGCAGTTTTTACTTGAAATGTGTAATGAATGTGATTCATTAGCAAAACTAAAAGATAATAAAACTGAAATTGGAAAATTGGTTTGGTTCAATGTTGAAAAATCTAAAAATCAAATTGATAGTATTGGAGTTCCATTTTTACCAAATGGACAAATTGACAAAAAACTCTTTAAATATGTACTTGAAACTTATTTGAAGTAAAAACAAAAAGCAACCAAAACTGGTTGCTTTTTTATTGCACGATTAATTTCTGGATGCAATCATACTGCTTCTTGAGCATCTAATAACATGTTTAAAATATTCGCTTCTGAAAAGTCATCGATATCACCTGATGAATGATTCAGTTGCGGATCAATTCGCACATATTCATATTGGAATAAGTCAACATCTTCACGCATTTGGAAATCCGTTGTTTTATCTTGTTCAGCTAATAGGATATCAACCAACACTTCAATGTTTGCTAAAATTCCTTTTGAAAGCTGTTTTGCTGAAATTGGTTCTTCTTTTCTTCCGGTTCCAATGCACAAAATGTTTTTTACATCTTTTCCACATCTTCGCGCATCCGTGTGGGCAACTTTTGTTGGATTGTTCACAACAACGCCTCCATCAATCATTGCACATCCATTCATAATGAAAGGATCAAAGTAAGTTGGAGCTGAAGCAGAAGCACGAACAACATCACGTAATTTTGCGCCGTGGTATTTTTGCATCGAAGAACGGAAAATCATGCGTTCACGGTTCGTTGCGTTGTATACAGGAATGACAATGTGAATTCCACGTTTCCACAATTCACCTAAAGTGGTATTTCCCAAATGATCCTTCAACAAACGGTTCAATTCTGAATCATCGTATTTAGATCTGGTCAATCCAAAACGCATGAATTCTTTGTCAAAGATATTTGCTCCGTAATCTTTGTAAAAATCAACGATTTGTTTTGCATCATATCCTTTTGCTAATAAAGCAACGATGATTGCACCCGTTGAAGTTCCTGCAAGAATTGTATCTTTTCCGATTTTCATTCCATTTTTCTCCTGGAAAAATCTTAAAATTTCGGCACTGATTAAACCGCGCGCACCACCGCCAACAAATGAAATTAATTTCATGATCTAAATTTTTCTATTTCTGTGATTCGTTCTTGTATATCTCCAATTTGTTTGTCGCCAATGCTGACACCTAAATTTGGAAGTTTGTTATTTAAAGCAACAAGCATGATGTAGTTCGCTTCTAAATATTTAAGCAATTGATCATCATTCATTGATCCTGAAGATGGAGAAGTGAATCCACCATCTGCATATTGATTTGTTCGAATGGCTTCAATCGTTCGAACTGAATTGATTACAGTTTGATTTCGAAGCAAATGATTTGGTACAAAATATTCTGGTCCCTTTTCACTGGCTAATAATAATGAAGGACTTGAAGGTAACATTCCACCTTTGTGGCGTCCTAAGAATTTCGCATTGTAACGCTTATTATCCTTTGCTCCAATAACATTATGAAAACCACCATCATACATTTGTGGTAATGGTTGTGATTCAATAACTCCAATTTGTGCTGCTGTTGTAACTGCAACAAGCGCAGCTGCAATTGCTCCAGCGACTGGTCCAAGTGTTGCGAATGCTTGAATTGTTGCTTGCGCTGCTCCCATAATTGCCTGTGCTTTTGCAATTTCTTTTTGACGAACAGCTGCATCGTATTCAATTTTTTTCTTTTTAGCATTCGATTCTTCGTCTAAAGCCTGAATTTGATCATCGTATTCTTCTTTTGTAATTAAATCATTTTCATAATTCGATTTGATTGCATCTGCTTGAGCTTGACGTTCTGTTTCCAAATCGTTTAATCGTATCTGAGTATTGGCATCTTGCAATTGGGCAATCGTATCAATTACTTTTCCAATTGAATCTGCAATTTTTGAAACACGTTCAGTTTCCATCTTGGAAATCTTTTCACCTGTTTCTTTATTGATTTCTAATATTTTATCTTGTTTTTGACGCTCTAAATCTTCAACTTGAAGCAATAATTCTGCATCAGAGATCTTCTTATCTTCATTTTGCTCAAGAAGTTGTTGGCGTTTTTGCTCTGTTTCCCATTCTAATTGCTCTAAAAGAGCAGAACGCAAATTCTCTTGAGCAAGCTTTTGTCCAGCTAGATCATTTTCAGCAACAGCCAATAAAGCAGATTGAGCTTTTGCTACTTTAATATCATAGATTGCTTTTTCTAATGATTGTTGATGCTCCAATCTACGTTTGTAATCTTCATCAAAAGCTTTAACCTGGTCTGCTTTTCGTTTTTCTTCGTACTTTTTGTTGATTTCCAAACGTAAAGCAGTTAATTCTTCTTCTTTAATAGCTAAAAGGGAATTCAACTGTTTTTGTCCATCGGCTCCTAATTTTCCTTTTTCTTTTGAAAGCTTGGTTGCAGATTCAATTTCCTTTTCATATTTTGCTTCAATTGTATGTTCTAACTCGAATAATTCCTTTTGCTGTTCATCTTTGAAAGATTTTAGCTTTTGGCTGTAATCGAATTCTTTTTTGAATTTTTCAGTAGATTCAATCAAGTTATCTAATTCATCACGCAATTGTTTGTATCGTTGACGCGCTTCTTCAATTCGTTGTTTATTTCTTTCATTTGCTTGTTCAATTGCAACTTCTCTTTTTTCAGCTTCTTCTTTTTGTTTTGCTTCAGCATCTTGTTTATTTTTAAGAGCAACATCTTCTGCTTCTTTTGCGTCTTTTTCTGCACGTTTCAAAAGTTCCTTTTGACCTTTTAATTCAGCAGCAAGTGCTTTTCTTCTTGAACCAGAAGCTTTAGCCATTCGACGTTCCAAACGGTCAATTTCTTTTGCAGCTTCATTTACCAAATCAACATTTGTTTTATAAGCCAATCCAAATTCAGGAGCAAATAATTCTACTTGCTTCTTAACTTGTTTCATTGTTTTGGGTAATTCGCGTAAATCCTTGTAAGATTTATTTAAATCTGCTTGCATTTGGATTGAAGAATTTCCCATTGCAGCATCCCAAGCTTTTCCCAAGAAACCTTGTTTTTGTTCTTTTACACGTTGTTGTGAAATTTTCATTGATTTCTCAACAATTTCTGCTAATATGCGTTCTGATTCTGCTGCTTCAACTGCTTTCAAAGATTGCTCAACAAGATTGCTATTGATTTCTTTTTGAAGTTTTGCAAGTTTTCCAGCTGATAGATTATGAAAATCAATGTTTTTCGTAAGTTCCGGATAATCTGATTTTAATTTATTGATTATTTCAGATTGACGGCCTTGTATACGGTTTCTTTCTTCTTCAGAAAGTTTTGAGTTTTTTAATTGTCCAGTATATCGCGCCAAACCAAGTGTTAAAGCAACGCTTTCATCTGCTTTGGCTTTCATTCCGTTCACAACTTCAGATGTCATTTCGTTGATTCGAATTTCATCATCAATCCATTCCTGTAAACCTTCCGTTAATTGGTCAAGAATTGGAATAGAAGAAAGTATTCCGTTGGATAATCTTAAAACAGATGTTTCCATTTCGTTGGTGTCCCAATTCTTGAATGCGTTGATTGTATCTGTAGTCCAATTCAACATATCTGTTCCAGCTTGTACCAATGGACGGAATATTGACGCTCCTCCGTCCATCGATAAAGTCAAACCTTCCCAAGCAGAGCCTAGGCGTTTTAAATCACCATCTAAATTGTCGGTATTGATGGCAGCTTGTTCATAGGCAACATTTGTTCCTGTTACCGCTTTTGTTAATTCATCTAATCTTCCAAGGTTTTGTAAAATTGTTTGTCCTGCAACAACATTTTCTTTTCCGAATATTTTTACTAATGCATTTTGATCACCTTGTACTTTCGACAATTCCTTTAATCTTTCTTGAAGTGGCAAAGCTTTGTTTTCAACAATAGAAAGATTGACTCCATATTTTTCCATTGCCATTTGTGCCTCTTTTGGAAGTGATGAAGCTGTGGCAACATTTAATAAAACATTTCGGAGTTGGGTACCCGCTTCAGCACCTTTCAAATTCTTTTCTGCAAGCAATTCTGTTAAACCAACTGATTCTTCAATTTTTACATTATTCGAAGCTGCAACAGTTCCGAATTTATCAATGGATAAAGTGATATCTTGAATTTCAGCAGCACCTTCTTTTGATCCTGCAGCAAGCGTATTTATAATGCGTGAAGAATCTGCAGCTGTTAAGTTAAATTGATTCAACATTCCTGCCATTGCTGCTGCAGAAGTTGTCATTTCTATTTGACCAGCTTCAGCCAATGTCAACGTTTCTTTTGTTACTTGAGAAAGTGCTTCTTTATTTTTCAATAACTCAGGACGTGCAGAACCAATCAACTGATATCCTTCAACAATTTGCATCGCAGAATAGGTTGAAGTTTTAGCCATTTCTAAAGCTTCTTGCTTGTAAAATTTAATATCTTCAATCGATGCACCGGTAATTGAACGCAAACTAGAAAGTGATTTTTCCATTTGTTTATTGTTCGTATACCAAGAAGTAACAGCGGAAGTAAGTCCAGAAATAGCAATTCCAGCAATTCCAACAATACCTGCCATTGGTGCAAATTGTTTCAACATTGATCCAAGACCTTGTTTTGCTTGGCCATAAGAAGCACCAACTCCTTTAATTTGGTTACGATGTTCCGTTAATGCTCCATTTTTCTTTTTTAGTTCATCAACTTTCTTTGCATAATCTTCTGATCCAACAGCTGTTTTTTTAATTTCATTGTTGAGTTTTCGGACTTGTTTTTCTAATTCGCCTAAAGTAGAAGCCGCTTGTTTACCATCGATGTATATACCCGTTTTTGCCATTACAATTTGAATTTAATTGGATCAATTTCGATTTGCTTGAGTGCTATTTCTGCATAGAATTCTGAGAATTCGCGCTCAACTTCTTCCTGGTGTAAATCGATAGCATTGTCACGCCAAACTGATGGTTGAAGGTTTATACCTTTTCCAAATAGATTTTCTGCTCCACGTTCTTGAACAATACCATACCATTCATATTGAAATTCAATCTTTGCAACTTCTCCGCTTTTTGTTCGAATACTGACTTTTAGTGAATTCAATAGATTTCCTTTGTCAACAAGATCTAAGTCGGCAATATTATAATGCATTTCATTCAGCACAGCTGTTCCATGCTTTTTTGCTAATTCACGCGCTTCTTTTAAATCGTATAATTCGAACCAAGATTTCATGCAACAAAAATGCGATACCTTAATAAGAGATAAAACGACATTTTTAAATGAAAAAAGCCCCAAAGAATGGAGCTATTTTCTTACCTAATGTGCTAAAACCTAAACAATGGTGTCTGCAAATATATTTATAAAATGCAATGAAATTGCGAAATTATTTTTTTGTGTAACAAATTTTAAAATATTTCTTATTTGCAATATTATTCTAATACCTTTTATCATGAGTAACCTATCTCAAACGCCAATGCTTACCATTGAAGTAAGCCCAGAATTCAAAAATTATTACGAATTATTAAAAACAGAAGACAAGCAAAACAGCTTGGAGGTGATTCAACATTACATTGATCTACACAAAAAGAACAATAAAAGCGATGAATCGGATATTTGTGTTTTATTGATTCTGAAAGGATTAATTCGTAATTCTTGATTGAACTCTGTTTTTTGTCGTTTATTTCCCCGCTTAAAGTGGGGATTTTTGTTTCATGGCTTATTATTTTGAAACAGTAAATTATTTTAGAAACTTAGCGATTTTACATCCTAAGATTCAGCACAGTACAACTGCAGGACAACAAAAGCGTTTTTTTCGAATGAACGTTGAGGAGTTTGTAACTGGTAGTGTGGCTACATTACCAAATGATCCTGAAAAGGCTTTTATGGTTTTGATTAATTATATAAAGACTTATGATGATGAACGTCCAGAAAATGAAGTTCAGAAAATCATGTTTTACATCATGAGTCACGCAGGATCTAAAGATTTTGAAAAAGAAGATGCTGCACGTGGATTTACTGAAAGAATTTGTGAAGATATTATTTTGAGAATGAAAAATGATTCAAACAATAATGATACATTTTTGAGACATTCTTATGATGAAATCGCAAATACACGCATCATTCCAGCGGAATTGAAAAACGCATCTGGAAATTATGTTGGATGGCAAGTTGTAATTAGCTTGACGCGAAAATTCAATACATGTTACAATCAATCTAATTGGGGAATATAATGTTGACAATTACTAAGAATCCGTATTTATGTTCATTGTCTAAGAATGAAATTCAATTCAATGTTAAAACAAATCGTTTTTATACATCTGAGGCTTTATTTCCGAGCTTAAATATTTCAATTGATAGTCAACCTGCTGTTGGTTCGATTTATGGCTTTCAATTCACTAATCCTATAAATGGAAACAATGAGACATTTTCGTTTGTTGTGGTTGAAAATGTTGGTTTTAATGATGATTTATTTGAATTGCCAGTTGTTTCTGCAAGTCCTGATGTTGTTGCGTTTAAAAATTTATTCCTAAAACGTTTGTATCGAATTACAGAACTAAATGATTTTTATACAATTTCACTTATTGAAGGTATTGATGTGATCTCTTTTGTTGCGAAAGAACCAATTGAAGAATTATTGTTGAATTGGAGCGAACAACAAAGTTCACCATTTTTAGAGATTTCAGAGTCTCGAAAATTTAATAATCCTGAGACGCGTGAAGGGTATGAATTAAGAGCAATTGTTTATTTTGAATCTGAATACAATACTGGGAAATGGAACGAAGTTGCTGATTTGCGTTGCGTTGTTGACAATGATTCCATCTCAAGAATTGATTTGCAAAGTATTTTAGATGCTGAAATTGAAAACTCTTGGATCAATCAACCAACACCACAAGAAGAAGATTCTTTTTTACATCCGTATCTATATCGCTATCAAGTGCGTTTTGTTGAGTCTTGGACAGGAGAAGTCCAAAATGAAACAATTCTTTCTAAAATATTCAAAGTTCATTGGGGTGGAGTTTCAACGGATGATGAATACATGGGGAATCCAATTGATTTAATTGGAATTAAAAAAGACTTTTTGACTTTTACACCTTCTGGAAAACGTTTTCCAACATTGAAAAATGATTGGCTTGGATGGATGAACACCGTTGATAAAGCCGTATTTAAACTGAAGCTTAGTTTTGTTGGAAATGGTGGTTCGTATTCTTCCAATACATACCAGGTGTTTGAATTGGATTTGTTTGAAACAATTGTATTTAACTCAGGTTGTACGCAAACAGTTCTGGATTTATCTGTTGGTAATTCTGTTACAACTTGGTCTTGGCAAATTCTAAATGAAGCTGAAGAACCAATTTCTCCAGAATTCAGATATTACGAAGAGCGTAATTGTATAAAAAGAGAAGTGATTATTTACAATTCTTTTGGAATTCCTGAATCTTTATTATTGGCAGGACTTGAACAAAGCCTAACAACTAATTCGCAATTAGCAGCACGTTCAGAAAATTTTGGACTGAAATCATATTTTCCTAAGAATTTTATTTTTGATTCTTCATCGGTAAAACAATATAAGGCTGAAACTGCTTTGTTGACACAAGATGAATCAACAAGTATTCAAACATTATTGAATGCAACAATTAGTTATTTGGTTGAAAACAATCGTTTTATTCCTGTTACTTTATCTCCTGGAACAATTTCTTATTATAAAAATTCTGAATTCCTACGGTTCATTGCTTTTGACTTTCAACGAGCAAATGAAACTGATCGTGTTTCTCTTTATCCGCAAGTTCCAACTATTGAATTTTATGTTGAAAATGGTGAACATTTCTTGGCTTTCAATCCTGTTGAACTTCAAATGTCTAATAATCCAACTTTAACGGTTTATCGTTTAGGTACTCCTTTTGGAGATTTTGAATGGGATGGAATTAAGAAAAGATATTTTGCTAATTCTGGATTCTTTTCTGCTGAAGGAATATACTTAGTAAAAGGAACATGTGAAGATTCTACTGGAACTACATATAATCTTGAAACTAGATTTGAACTGAATTTTGAACGTTTGACATTTGAATTCAATGGAGCAGGAACAGCAGGTTTCCGTTTGCGTTCTTACAGTGCTGTTGATGTAGTGAATACTGTTTGGGGCGATGGAACTGAAACAACTACTTCATTGAATAATGTTGCAAATACAATCATCAATAAAACCTATTCTGGTTCAAGCTTGAAAAAAGGATATGTTGAAAAATATGATTTGAGCGATATCTATGCTATTGCTTTATCAATGGAATTGAAATTTGAGGGATTGTATCAAATGGATAATTTAGTGCAGTTGGTTCTTTCAAATCAAACTGCGAAAAGTTATTACTTACAAGGATTTACGAAACTTCAAATTTTAAATATTCAGAATTCTCCAATTGTTGAGATTAAGTTTGGAATGCTTCCAGAAATAAGTAATTTATTTTTAGATAATGTTGGAATTTCTTCTGATCAGTTAGATGAGATTATTCTCGAATTATGGAAATACCGTAAAACATACAATATATCAATTGCGGGTGGACCAACATTCTCATTCCAGAATTTAGGATTTACGCCTAGTGCTTTCTTTGATTCCGTAATAAATGGAACTGGAGATTATGTTGGAGAAGGATTGATTCCAGATTATTCAATCACTGTAAACATTTCATAAGATGTTGGAAATTAAAATAGACTCAAAAGCAGTTGACTTAGCTCCTGATTTTACGATTGATTTTTCTTTCTTCAATCCATTATTTACGGAATCAGGTTTTGAGGACGCGTATTCTTATTCATTTTCATTACTTCGAACAGCTAGAAATAAATCATTCCTGGAGAAAAAGAAAGAAGTTCAGGTTTCAATTTCATACGGTGGTTTTGAATTTGTAACTGGAATTGGATCTGTTAAAAGTAAAAACACTGAATTTGCTGTTGATTTTAAAACAACATCATTAAATCTTTCTCAATTATTGACTGATTTAATGTTGACAGAATTGGAACTTCCAATTGTTCCGGTTGCAGATGTTTCATTGAATGCCGTTCAAAAAATTGATGCTTGGGTTGACCACATGACACAAACTACCATTACTGATCCAGTAAATGAAGGTCCTTATAAATTCCCAACAATTCAAGTGATTGATAGAACATTGTCTTCATCTTCTTCTGATTTTGCGGAAATAAGAGATAGAAATGTATATGGTGGTGGAGGTGTTAATATTTATGCTGATGGTGTTTATGTTAAAAATTTAGGTGTTGTATCTGGTGGAATTGGTTGGTTTAATTCTGCTTCTCCATGTATTCGTTTACAATGGTTGTTTGAAAAAGTATGTGAAAAATTGAATATCACTATTTCAGTGAATGAATTACTTTCTGTAACTGAGTTTAAGCAATTGCTTCATTTCTCAGGTCTTTCAATGGATTTCGTTGAAGATTATTTAAGTAAAAGCTATAATTCATTTGGAACTGATATCGATTTGAATTTATTTGTTCCAAAGCTTTCAGCTATTTCTTTATTTAATTTGTTTGAAGAATTGTTTGGTGCTTTCTATTTGTATAAAAACAACAGCCTAAATATTCGTTTAAAGAAAAATATTCTCCAACAAAAAGCAGTTGACTTATCGCGTTATTGTTCACCTGAATATGATAACGAACAAGAAGATGCAATCAATTTCCGTTACAACTATGATATTGATATAAAAGAAAAGTGGGCGCAATTTGATGGACTTATTTGGCACAAATATGTTTCGCGTGAAGTTGTTCCAGGATTATTTGAACCAATTAATGTTGAACAAATCACAAACCACGAAGCAGAAGTATTTGGAAACGAAAATAAAAAGGATGAAATAGTTGTTTCTTATATTCCTTTGATTTCTGAAACACAAAACTTTAGTCCAAAATATCCAACTGTTAATGTTACGGATCCAATTGAGTTTTATTACCAATTAAGAAGTATATTTTCTTTACAAAATTTGTATACAATTTCTTCTCATTGGAATCAGTCTGATTTTTCGAAAGGTGGATTTGAATCTTGGTACTTGTGTATGTGTCGTGGAAATTATCCTGTATTCCGTTCGGATACTCCTATTTTAGATGGAATCATTCCGCCAGATGATTATTTAACTGGAACAACTGTAAACCGTCCGTTCTTTACAAACCTACATCAAGTAGATGAAGTTGCAGGATGTACGGATTTTACTCAAAAATTTGGAACTTCTTCGCTTTACCTAAACGACACTTTTAGTCATTTGTCGATTTACAAGAAATCATTTATTGAATTGATGCGTAATTCTGATTCAGTTTCCAAATTATTCAATTTACCTATTCATAAAATATTGGAAATAATTTCTTGGGAAAACCCTAATCATTTGATTCAGCAAAAAAACTTGTCGTTTAGAGGAGTGGTTCAAGAAGTTAGCTTTGCTCTGGGTTTAAAACAAATTTCGCCTGTAATGATAACATACGTTGTTCCAAAAGAAATAAACAAATCAGGCTTTAATTCTGATTTTAATACGGATTTTGATTAAATAAATACAAGATGACTGTTGAGCAAATAAGAGAATATGTTGATGCTTACATTCGTAAGAATGGTAAACGTGCCATTACGGGTGCAATCTTGAATTTGGCATTACAGGAAATTGTTAATTATGCTGAATTAATTGAATCAGCTATTGGAGCAGGAACACAACCAGATTGGAATGCAACTTCTGGTTTGGCTCAAATTCTAAATAAACCAAGCGTTTTTCCTCCTGCTTCACATACACATGTTCAATCTGACATTGCCGGATTAGTTACTGCTTTAGCAACAATCAATAGTAATATTTCAGGACTTCAAACACTTGTTGCTTCAGATAATGTTAACCTTGATACTGTTCAAGAATTAGTTGATGCAATTGAAACAATTCAATTGAGTTTGTCAACGATATTAGTAAATGATTTAACTACTGGAGGTATTACAAAAGCATTGACTGCACAGCAAGGAGTTGTTTTAAAAGGATTGATTGATGCGTTGACAACAGTTGTGTCTGGAAAAGCAAATACATCACATACACATATTATTGCAAATGTAACTGGATTGCAAACCGCTTTAGATGGGAAACAACCAGTTGGTTCTTATGCTGCAGCTTCACATACGCACGTACAATCTGATATCATAGGATTGGTTTCTGCTTTAGCAACAATCAATAGTAATATTTCAGGACTTCAGGCACTTGTTGCTTCTGATAATGTTAACCTTGATAGTGTTCAAGAATTAGTTGATGCAATTGAAACAATTCAATTGAGTTTGTCGACAATATTAGTTAATGACCTTGTTACTGGAGGCACAACCAAAGCTTTGACTGCACAGCAAGGAGTTGTTTTGAAAGGCTTAATTGATGCATTGACAACAGTTGTATCTGGAAAAGCAAACACATCACATACACATGCGATTTCTGAAATTGTTGGGTTGGTTACTGCATTAGCTGCTAAACAGGATACGTTAGTTTCTCAATTAAATATTGTTTCTGTTGAATTCAATTCCTTAGTTGGTTCTGGAAATATTGAGTTGTTAAAAAACAATGTTGTGTATTATTTTGCTGATTTTGCAAATGTTGCAGCAACATTATCTCCACCGTGGTCGGGTACTGCAATATCAACTGGAACATTTACTCAAAATACAACAAACTTTTCTGCAAATACTTCTGGAGTTGGGCGTATAACCAAATCAACAACTGCAAATTCAGGATATCGTTTACAAACAGATGTAAATGCCTTTCGTATTAAAGGGCGTGAAACTTTTCGTTGTCGTGTGAATTTTGCAGTATTCACTACATTAACATTCAGAGCAGGATTTATTGATACAACAACAAATGCAGATTGTGTAGATGGTTGTTATTTTGAATTATCAGGTTCTGGAGCTTTAGTTGGAAAAAATTCTTCCAACTCTGTTCGTACAACTTCAGCAACAGTCGCAAATCTTTCATTGAATACCTGGTACACTTTTCAAATCATTGTAAATTTTCCGGGAACAGATGTATCATATATTTGTTTAGACGCAACAGGAACATTGATTGGTTCAGGATCTGTTGCCACAAACATTCCAACAGCAGTTGGACGTGAGACTGGTTCTGGTTTAATTGCTACTGGTTCAAGTGCTACTGCTGATGTTTTAGTTGATGTAGATTATTTAGAACAAAAAACTTTAATGACTCGCGGATAATGGCAACAACACTTACAAAATATGTTTTCTTAGATGAGCGCGGAAACAGTCAAGAATCTTTGACTCCACCTGCTGAAGGAATTGAGTACACTGTAATTACTGAAGAAGTTCCAGAACCAAGTCCAATTCTTTCTGAAACTCAAAAATATTTAAAACGTCAAAGTGATGGAATGCAAATGTATTTTAGTATTACTGCTGAATTACGTGTGCTTCAAAGTACTGGTGCAATTACCAGAGAACAAAACCGAGCGATTGAAGATGCATTGAATCCAGTGCGTGATGAAATCGTTCTTGGACAATGGCGAACTGCTTTGGAGAAATTAGAAGAAATTGGAACTGCTGATGGAATCGTTTCTCAACAAATGTATGATCGTTTCCATTTAATTATTTCAACATACTTGGATGGTCCAATGTATCAATTATAAAACGTTAATTAATTTTTTTTCAAGATGTCTAATACAATCAAATTTAAAAAGGTAAATGGTGAAATTGTAACATTCGCAATTGATCCTTCATTCACGGTTGTTCAATCTGTTGATTCAGATACGAAAGAACACGCTACACAAATAGTGAGTCCAAACTATCAAACAACATTGGAGCATGTTGGCGGGCGTCCGAAAGGTAGAGGCTAAAAAGTTGTTTTTCCTGCTCGGATTTATTTGTGCGCTTGCTGCATACAGTTTACATCCGTTCTTATGGGAAAACGCTTTTTATCATCTGATTTCATTTGCTTTTTATTTCTATGTTACAGGATATAAATACGAAGCAAAAGGATGGTTTCTTGGAAGCGTATGGTGTGTGAGCGCCTTTTGTGTTTCCGCTATCGCAGACGAACTATTTTTTGATCCAATCGCAATCGAACCACGTGAATATTTAATTGCTGGAGCTTATTCATTAATAGTGTATGTATATGTATTACTCTTTTATAACAAACAGGATGGGACAATCCATTAAAATTGCAGTATTGGAACTGCTCGTAATTATAGGTTCATTTATCACTCCGATATCGGGGATGTTGTTGGCCGTTGGTTTTGCCATTGGGCTTGATACAATCATGGGATATTTTAAAGCCCGAAAGAAAAATGAACAGAATAGTAGAGATATGCGCATGGGATTGATTCCAAAATCAATTGTTTATTCCTTTTGTATTTTTGGTGTGTATTCATTGGATATGTATGTTTTAGATAAAACCGTACAAAACGTATTGCCGTTTCATTTGTTTTGCACCAAACTCATTGCTGTTGTTTTGATTTACATTGAAGCAACCAGCATCAATGAAAACTTCAAGGATCTAAAAGGGAAAAGCATTACTGAATCATTTGCTGATATGGTGAAGGCAATAAAGAAGTTTATCAACTCAATAACAGTATTTAAAAAATAGGCAGTTTGTTTGTTTCTGTTTTCTGTCTGTAAAAATGTCCTGGTGTATTCTAGGACTTTTTTTTGTAACCTTTTTAAGTTTTTCGCGTAAAATTCGCAACAAGCCATGTTTTGCAATTCTTTTGCAATTATTTCTACTATAAAATGCGAGTGATTATTTTGGCGTTACTATCTATGTTTGTAATGTCAAAAATAACTAGGAGCAATCCTTAAAACAATTTATTAAAAATAAGCAAATCCCTTTGCTCGGTGATCCTATGCGAAAGCTCGGTAAATCATTCCTAGTTGAATTTTTGACACACCGTAGGTAGGGGGATTTGTGCGTAAATACATTTTCAG